TTGATACGCACCGAATCATACAAGGTGTATGTGTCGATGAGTGCTTCATCCTTGATGATTTTCTTGAGAGTGTTGGCGACTCGCCTTCTCAAAGGATATTTGAAGTTATACTCTCCAGTGTTTGCGTAGCGTGCCATTACTTATATTGCAATTAGTCCCCGATTTGTTTAGGAATCTGGCAGTCGGTCCATGAATCCATGGTGAATGTGATGGTCATCAACCATCCAGCAGCGTAGTCGAGGAGGTCATTGTTGAGTGGCACGAGAGCTGGGAATCCGACCACATCAAAATCACGATCATTGAGGTTAAATGTGTAGTTCAAATACAAGTCCATGAGAATCTGGTGGCAGTCACTCAAGATGACATTGATGTTTGCACGGTCTTTTTGGATGATGTCGAAGCAATAAATCTCAAGCGTGAAGTCATTGGTGTTCTCGGTTGGAATCGCATCCACAGGCACGATGTACACAATCGGATACTTCTCATCCTTGGTGGCGAAGTTGAAGAGCTGCTCCTTGAAGTCAGAACCTACCTTTTTGACCTGAAGATGGGCGTTGTAGAATGCGATGATTTCGTTGACGAGTGCTTGATAGCTTATCATAGTACTGAATTTTTCATGATTTTGTTGACCTTGTTCTGCGTGGCTGTGATTTCTGTCTCACTCACCACAGCAGTGACAGTGATATTCTGACCTGACTCCATGCCAGTTGGTGCGGTTACGTTGTTCGCTGCGTTGCCTTGACCGAATAGGTTGCCAGGAACGAATGATGGAACGGCTGAGTTGCCCACATTGGCAGAGCCACCGCCTCCACCTCCACCACTTGGAGTCTGAACTGATGCACCACCACCATTCATAAACTTGGATATGGATGATGCCACGATTGTTCCGATGGAAGTTGCCGCACGAATCTTGGCACCGGCAGCAGCCGCTGATGCGAGTGCGAGACCACCATCAGGCAATGCCTTCCACAATGGGTTGGCATAGTATCCAGAGATTTCTTTTTGTGTGTTGACTATGATTTCACCGATGGCGAGTGCTTTGTCAACCAAGAAGAGTGCGTTGGCGAGCTTCTTATTCTCACCAGCCAATTCAGTGAGTCCAGCGATTACACCTTTTGCGGCACCGAGTTTGGCTTGAGCGAGCTCTTCCTCTGCTGCGATGACAGCTTCATTGTATTTCTGTTGCTCTTGGAAGGATGCCATGTTGCCTTCACCTTGAATCTGAAGAGTCTTGGTGCGAGTGTCGACCATTGTAGAGACGATGCTTCTCGCAGTCTTGGTGGCAAGCATCTCATTGTTTTCAGAATCTTCCTTTCTGATGTTATTTATCTCAAGAGTCTGTGCCTTCTCAAGAGCGGTGATATCAAGTTTATATTTTTTAGCTTCTTCAATCAGTTTTGCATATTTGGCTTTGACATCATCAATCTCAATTTGAGTTTGTGTTTTTGTTGAGTCAGTCAGTAGCTTATTGGCTGCGGCAATCTCTTTCTTTATGGCATCTCTTCCCTCTTTATATGCTTTAGCCGCTGCCTCTGCTCTTGCTTTAGCCGCTTCAGCATCTTTGGCAGCTTGTGCTTTCGCTTCATCCGCATCCTCTTTGGCGGCTTTGTTTATGATGACTTTGCGATCAACCTGCGCTTGGCGGATGATGGCATTCTCATCTTGCATTTGTTTCTTTAGTCTTGCCCTTTCTTGCTCGGCTAACACACCACGCTTGTCCCCCAATTCTTTGAGGTCCTTCTGCGTTTGTGCCAATCTCTTTTTGGACTCTCTTTCCGTGACCTTGGTCTTTTCAATCTCGAGCTTGGTGGTTTCCTTGCCTAATGATTGAGCAAGCTGAATCTCCTGGTCGATTCCTTTACTTTGCTTATCAGCTCTTTCTTTGGATGATGCAATGATTTTCTCATTGTTGGATTTGACCTTTTCCGCTGCATCATCTGAAGCAGCCGTACTCAATCCCAACCATTCAGTCAGTTCTTTGAATGACTCAACCAATAACTTGATTGGAGCAGATAGGAAGTCAATGGCTTTCTGAAGCACGCCAATCTTATTCAAGAAAGCACCTATCGTCACCACGATTGCGGTGATGACAGCAGCGAGCAGGAAGATTGGATTCATCAGAATCTGCGCTCCGAGCTTAACGAATGCGCCACCCATTGTTGTGATGGTGCTGGTCAAGCCTTTTATTCCCTTACTGATGTCAGCGGCATTCAATGAGCCGAGAGTCTTGCTGAATGTTTGTGCTTTCTCAGATGCCTCTTCGAAGTCGAGTGACATCAATGAGTCACGGATGCCACCAAATGAGTTGCTGATTTGTTCGAATTTCGAACCAGATGCGAACACATTCACAGCATCATTCGCATCCTTAATCCTATCCGCTACCTCACCAGCTCGTTGGGCGAGAGCCGCCATTTGTTCCGGGTCAGACGCTTCAGCAATGGCTGCCTTGAGTGAACGTAGCTCTGCCTTGAGTGACTGAACACCCGAGAGCTTGAGAGGTATTTCTATTTCATTAGCCATATATTCTGACTTCTATTGGTGAGTTTAATAATTGTGAATCAGTGTGTGCATGATTCTGTGTTTTGGTTGTGTGCACCACAATGTCACCATCGCTGTTGACGTAGGCAGTAGCAATGTAGTCATGTTCTACATTGCCGATTATGACGAAAGTGTTTAGAGCATCGAGTGGGCTGATAGGAGTGCCGAGATATTGACCAACAGCTGTGCGAGTCCAGGTGATTATTCCGATGTTCTCAGCCAATACAGAAGCAGTCGGTGCATCAGTTCCGCTCTGCGTTAGTAACGCCACATAAGTCTGCGCCACAGCAGCCGCTCCGTTGATTCGAGGCGTGATGATTCCATCCTCCTGAAGTGTTCTGTTGTCACCGATGACCACGCCACGCAGACCATCACCGATGTTGTTGCCCTCACCACGCACGATGACATCGATACCAGATAGGTTGACATTCGCCTCTGTTGATCGTGTTTCAAGATTTGACTCACGAGATGCGGCAGTGATTGGTGGTGAGACGGGTGTGCCTGGATTCGTTACGAATGGAGCGAGGTCAATCTCGGTGTCGATGCTGATGAGTTCCACCTTGGTTGGCACCTCTGCATTGGCGTCATAGTCGATGACCTTGTTGATGTTCCACCATGAGTTGTCGATGCGAATCTTGTCATTGAGCTTGAGCGTCTGAATGTCAGCCTCAGTCAAATGGAAGTAAGCCACCAACATCTTGCCGACATTTATCTGGTTGACTGTTCTTCTCCAGTACAGATTGTAAAGGTTGTTCGCAGTCAGTGTGCTCGGTGAATAGTAGTAATAGTCGCACGTTGCGAAGTTGATGTCGAATGTCGGTGTGAGCGCATCATCGAAGTGACCTATCATCGGATAGGTAGTGATGCCGAGCTCACCAGTTGTGCCGTACTCAATCAAATCCCATGAGCCGCACGTCTGCTCACCACCATCATACAAGATGCGGATGTTGGTCTTGGGTGCTTCACCATTCAAGGATGGCACATAGGCATCGAATGTCGTGGCTACCACTGGAGTGGGTGAGAAGATGAGCTCCTTGGTATCGGTGTCACGCACATACTCGTTGTCAAAGGTGTACTCGAGCTGACCATAAATCTCGTCAGTCATCTGAGTGTAGACATCATTCGGTGAGTCCTTGTCGGGCTTGTATGTGAGCTTGAGTTTCTTGGATGATAGGTCGGGAAGGAAGATGAGATTCTGCTCTCTGTCCTTCATGAGTTTCTGCGACCAATCCTTCTCTGCTCCGCTATCATAGTATTCGTCACGATGGCGAAGGATGAGCTTGTTGGGTTGGTCCACATCGGTGTCAGCGTATAGGTTGTACATCTGAAAGATGGACTTGATGTAATCGCTCTGCTTGATTTTGAGCGGCACATATTGGTTCATCCCTAAGATACCGCCAATCACTTGCACGTTGGCTGTCGGAGTAATCTTGATACGCACCGAGTTGACTATCAGCTCCACGTTTACGGGCAGCGCACCAGTGAACTGGCAGTATCCGTTCTGCCATCCCACCACGATGTTGGCTACTTGAGCAGCGGTCAACGTTGCTGGGACAGTTCCATCACTCAAGAGAGCAACGCTACCTGTAACAATTCCGCTGGTCAACGCAGTGACTCCAACCGGAATGACGCTGCCCTGGTTGATGACTTGCTCTGCCGATAGATTCGAGTACTGACCATTGTAGCCGAGTATACTGAATCCAATGACTGGAGTTGCCTTGAATGGTGACAATGAGTTGAGCACAACCGTTGCGTTGGTGTTGTCGATTTGGAATTCATAGTCAATCTGATATTCCATGATGTAAGCCTCACCAGCCGATGCGTTGGTTGAGAATGGAACGGTGAACTCACCAGTGGTTGGGTTGAATGAGCCTTGCACGTCAGTGATTTCAGTCCATCCAGTAGCATCTTCTCGGTAGTTGTTGGCTGATGTCGAAGCAACTGATGCAGTGAACGGAGTTGAGTTCTGTTCCTCCACCAAATAATCAGCGGTGTCGAATGTGTTAGAATCCCCATTGTAAGGAATCAACAGCTTGTCGAAGCGAGCCGCAGCCAAGTCACTCCACTCGTATTGAAAGCCAGCAGTGGCGAAGATGCGGTCAAGGTATGTCTTGGCGTAGATGGCTGGCTTCATCTGGCGCACGTTGTAGATGTTGTCGGTGTCGTATGGCAACACATACTTGAAGCCGTCAGTGATCGTGTTGTCAAATGTCGCCACGATGTCAGCAGCAGTGAAGGTATGGTTGAGGTCAGTGAAGTCCAAGTCAGTCAGTTCCTTATTGGCGATGGCTGTGAAGAACTCGACCCTGGTATCTTTGATGAGGACCTCATACTCGACAGCTTGCTCGTATGCATCTGTCTGCTGATTCTTGTTGACCGATAGCAACTGAAGCAGCGCATCCTCCATGATGGGCACGTTGTTCTGAATCACGCTGCACTTTGTGAGTGCATTGATGTCGAAGGTACCAGCGGAGATGTTCACATCATAGTAGTGGTTGAGCAGCTCGTGGTTGTTCTTGCTACCCACCAAGGTGATGGTCTTGGAGAAAGCTCCGCTGCGCTTGGTGAGGTCACGGATATCTCCGACAGCAAAGTTCAAAGGGAATACTGTTCCCTCCTTCACATCAAGGAATCCATTCTCAAGTTGTATTCTAACCATTTACGTTATCCTGGTTTGCGAGGCGCACGGTGATTGAGTGGCGCATCAGATTCTTATTGCGTTGGTTGAGCATCTCGTATGCGTTGTTGTCCACGATGCATGGCTGGTACGCCGTTGACTCGGGGATGTGAATCGGGCAACCATCCTCATCAATGAGTGGGATGCCATCCTCTGTGGTGACGTAGGTCACAATCTTGAGGAAGGTCTGCGGTGATGTGACCAGCTCCTCGAAGTAGGTCGCCATGTTCTGCGTCATCCAGTTCGTGTTGAGGTCGATGCGCTTGGTGACGTTGGTGTTGAATGTTCTGAATCCGAACTCCTCGGTTTTATATGTCCACTCGTCCAAGGCGTTGACGTAGCCAGCGACATCTTGGTTGAATATCTCACGACTCACCTCACCACGCTCATATGATTTGAGCTGAAAGGCGAATGATGACCACGAGCCTAATCGGTCCAGGAACAGCACATGATACTCGGAGATGAGCACTCGTCTGTCGAGATAGATTCTGTACTTCACAGAGTCTTGGATTTGCAATGTGGTGCCGTTGTTGAACCATACATCATACCACTCAACAGTGTTGTCGATGAGGTCTCCAGTGCCTACCAATATCCCATAGTTGTTCGGACCCACTGGCACCTGAAGGATGTCAGCACTCGAGATGACTGCCTTGTAGAACACATCACCATTCGAGTTCTCGAAGTAGATGCGGTCAGTACCTTTCGGATTCTGGAGGTTGAGATATAAGTCTTGACCCAATGTGCAGTAGAAGTCTGCAGTTGGTTGGTTGGTCAGCCACAATGCAGTGGGTGTATTGAGCTTGTAGTCGAGCTTGTCATACGTTGTCCAGTCCAACCATCTGAACGCTCCATTGAATACGCTGTAATCTTCGAAGAGAGTGATGTCCCTGGTGATAGTCTTTCGTTTATCAGCATAGCTCACCGAGCCATTGATTGTAGCGTCAGTGATCGTGGACCAGTTGACATTGACAACGAATGCCGAGCCCGTTGCGCTGACCACGGTGTGCAGTCCTTCGAGCTGTGGGTTCGCCACTCCACCATCAGCCTGTGTGATGATGACCTGGTCACCTGGTGCGAATGAGTTGGTGACGTTTATCTGCACGCTACCACTCGCATCAGTGAGGCTACTCGTATAGGCTACCTCGTAGACGTACTCCTCGCCTACCTTGACATCGTATGCGTAGTATGAATTCGGTGCGCCATAGTTGGATGTGAGCTCTGTATCGAGGTCCCAGCTCACTTGATTCTGGAGCAGCTTGGATAGGTCCTCCTCGCCATAGCCCGTGCCATAGGTTGGAAGCACCTTGTACTCCGCTATCTTGGTTGCAGTGCCAGCAGCGTAGACATCAAAGATGTATCGAAAGCCAGCCAATGATTTGTTGGTGGAATCGATGATGAACTTGAGTGGGTTATATGCCGGACTAAACGTCTGCGGACTCGCTATGGTTGTCTGCGCCATTCTCTTTGAGTTTCTCTATGAACTGCAATAACGGCAGACCATACTTGGTTGGCAATTCATTGGCGAATTCTACCAATGCTTTCACATTCTCTTCAGTGAGCTGAATCATAATCTTAAATTAAAGTTACGCCAATAGCGGCAGCAACGACTTGATTCACGTAGTTGTTGTCAGTACCCCAAGCAGCGAATTCTTCCTCAGTCAAAGTGTAGTTACCTTGCGAAAGTTGGAGTCCGTCTGCCGTTAGCAACTGCCAGTACGTTGTGCAAGTGGTTGCTTCAGTTGTAAAGTTAAGAACTAAAACGGACATTTGCGTAGCCGTTCCTGCGTTAAGTGGGTAGACAATCGGCTCGATTGCTACGCCTTGTGTTGGTTGTGTTTTCATATTTTTATTATTAAACTATTTTTAATGTTCCTCCGTCATTCCATAGGTCGCCTGATGAAAGACCCGTTGCTGATGTTGGTAGATTTTCAAATCTGATGCGTCCGCTTGTTGAATGGAAAGCGTGGTGTGTACCTAACACGGATGTTAAAGTAGGGTTGTAGTATATACCTCTTACCGCTCCATTAGCTCCACCCGTTTGGTTAATTGTTGCATCTATACTAAAGAAATTATATACCCCCGTTCCGCTTGTTGGGTTAAATCCACGTGTGATTGATACCATTGTTCGACTTCCCGAAGTTATTGCAACATCTCCTTGTCCATTAGTTAATATTATATCTGTACCCGTTGAAGATGGCACTAAACCGCTTCTAATAATTAGTGATTCTTGTCCCGATGTTCCCGTAGGTATCATACCCGATGTTGAAGCACCTACTCCTATAATTATTCCTGTATTGAATGAAGCTGTTCCCGTAACCCTCGCAGTCCCGTTAACGTCAAGTTTAAAGCCTGCGTCTGTGGTGGTGTTGATGAGTAGGTTGCCCGTTGTTACTGCAAACCTTGCTCGCTCAGTTCCTGCCGTTAAAAAACGAATCAAAGAACCATTGTAGGCAAGCGCACGATAAGTTGAAGTTCCGTAATCATAAGCAAAGTTTGTGCCCTCAGCACCATCAAAAACAAAGAATGAAGCGTTACCACTTGGTGAAGCAGTTGTTGCAGTAACACGAACAGTGCCATTTGAAATAATACCTGCCGAAGTTGTTAGCGCACCCTGCACCCTCGCAGTACCATTGACATCTAAACGGAAGCCTGCATCGGTTGTTGTGTTTATGCCGATGTTTCCGTTTCCGTGTATTTGCATTCGAGTTGAGCCATTAGTCCCAAAAATAAGAGGCGCATTTCGTCTTTGAAAAAAATACGCAGTATCGGGAAGCCCTGAACCTGTACCTCCATAACCAAAAACAAATGCCCCAAAACCCGTTGGCGTTGTGTTGTTATCAAATACTAATTCTGTGTAACCCGTACTATTTGAATTTCTAATACCTACACCTGCGCCACCAACTGTAGCGACATTATATAAAATGTCTAAAAATTTGTTTGTATCAGGCGTACTCGTCCCAATCCCCAAGCGGTTGTTCGTTGAGTCCCAAAATAAAGACGAACTCTGCTGCAGCACATTCCCCGTACCTTGAAACAATACACGTCCTATTGTACCCGAAGCTATCGGTGTAGTGCCGACTGTTAAGCCTGACGGCGGTAGAGGTATCGCATCAATGAGTTCTTGACCAGTTATAGATCGTGTGACGTAGCTTCCACTCTCAATGGTGGATACTTCGATGAGGTCTGTTGCTTCCAAGTCGGCTCCCTTGGGAGTCATCTGGGATATCTTCTGTGTTCTAAATGCCATGCTTATATTGCAGAAAGCGAGCCAAATGTTTAGAAGGCGAAATAGCTGTCATCGGTGTAGTACTCCTGGCGGATGTGCGTGGCAGCGTAGCGGATGGCATCCATGGCATCATCGAATAGCTTCACTGGTGTGTCATCAATCATATCGCCAATCTTTTTCCACTTATAGTTTTCGTACTCTTTCTTCAGTTGAGGATTGTCCTCACAGAACACACCGAAGGTCTTGATGTTGTCGATGCCCTTCTTGACTGACTTATCAGCGTTCTGAACATCGAAGCCAGCATTGTTCATCTCGGCAATTATTTCGGGTCGTGCATAGTCAGCCACGATGGTCACATTCTTTTCGACATCCATCTGCTGCATCCGCTCAATGAGGTTGGTGGTGGTGAGGTAGCTCTCGTATATCACTGGCTCGATGTAGATGTCATTGTCGCACCAGTAGACTCGCATCAGGGCAGTCGGGTGATTGTATCCGAAGTCAAGCCCATAGACAAAGTTGACGAACCTTGCTGGGCGATGCTTCACGAATGACCAAT